TCAATCTTTTTTATACTTGTTTGGAGTGAATTTTTGTTTTGCTAATTGTTTTGCCATGCGCATTGAGTTCTCCAGAGAGATGCGAATCATTTCTTTTGTATGTTCGTCTATTGGTTCTCCGTCAAACATTAACGCTTCATCACTGTTTTCTAATTGTTCTAGAGTTCTCTCTAAATCACGAGCGATATCACGACTATCTTTTTTTGTTAAGTCAGGAAGTGTATTGGATATTCTTGATTCATCTTCTCTTCCTAATAAATAGTCTGTTGTTACTCCTAAAACGTTTGCTAAATCTTTTAGCATTTCGTTTGAGGGAGTGCTATGTCCGTTCTCATAGTTACTAATGGTTCCTTTAGTGGTATTTACTTTATTGGCTAATTCTTGTTGAGTAAGTTTACGTATTTTACGTGTTTCTTTTAACCTTTGTTTCAACATTTTTAGCACCTCCCGTTAATAAAAAGTACAAAGATATTGTACCTTATACAAATGAAACATTAAACTTTGTACAAGATATTTGTACAAATGTGTTGACGTACAAGAATCTTATACTTATAATTAAAGTACAAATTACTTATACAAGGAGCGAGACAGTGAACAAAAATATCAAGTTAATTAGAGCTAGAAAAAAAAGTAAGTTAACGCAACAAGAACTTGCAGGTAGAATGCAAGTTACAAAATCCACAATAAGTAATTGGGAAAACGGTTACAGTAATCCAAATCTTGAAAAAGCTATAAGATTGGCTGCCATTCTAGGGTGTGATGTAAAAGATTTAATTTGATGTATATAAGTACAAGAATCTTATACATCATGGATGGGAAGTGGGTGAAAAAATGACAGCAACTAACATGGCAGTACCAACAGATCAGTCGCATAAACATATAAAAAGCCCTTCAAGAGGTGACACCATGAGCCAACAAGAAGAATATGCAGCGTCTTATGAATTCGGGAAAACGAAAGTTTATGTTGTGGCTCCTGAACCAAAATCGCAAAAGGATATTGATAAACTCCTTCAAGCATATTACAAGGCTGGTTGGGCCATCATCAAAGAAATACAAGTGAAAGAAAACATTGAGGATTAGTTCCTCTCTTTTTACATGAATAATAGACAAGTTATGTATGGACTATATTCATTGTAACCATTTGAAAACTAAATATGGAGGCGAACAGATATGGGAACAAGCATATACTGCAATTCAGCAATAGGGGAATTATTACAGAATGCTAGAGAATGTTGTGATGATGTTCAGCTGAAAACGAAGAAAGGACTATCTAAGTACCTTGGCATTACACATGAACGCTTAACTCGTATTGAATCTGGACTTTCTAAACCGGAATTTGAGCTTGCGATGGATTGGTGTCATGCAACAGGAGCAAAGTTGAATCAACAAGCGATTAAACATATTTATGGTGTTGGTTTACCGCCTACAGATCCACGTTTAACTCAAGATGTGAACTTACAACTGATGAACTACATTAAACAAGCTGAAGAGGGAATTTTAGCAGCGAAGGAAATCATGAACTTACAAGTTGCAACAAGGTCATGGAAGCTTGATGAAAAAAAGAAACATGAATACGCAGTTCATGCAAAAGAAATCTTCGATACAATCCAAGCTACTCAATGTGTAGTTCAAGCTCTTGAGCAAGTTCATTTTGGCATTATGGAACAAATACAAGGAAGTTGGTTGCGAAAGGCTATGGCGGAGAACGTTATTATTCAATCGGTGGATAGCTTAATGACTTTAACAAAGGTGCTGTAGAGGAGGAAGAAAAATGACAGTAGATTATCAGAAACCTAGTTTAAGAAAATACAAGGAATTAATTCGCTATGATGCAAAACTAACTGGTGAAATTAAAATAGCGAAAATACTTGGTGAGGATTCAAAGTCAGTTGAGTTAAAGCAAGAGAAGAAGTTAGTGAGGATTCGAATCAAAATTATCGAAGCATCATTCATTTTAAAACATAAATGGGCAAAAGAAAAAGCTACCGCCTAGACAACAGTAGCTCGCAATAAATTCTACAAAATTATTATAGCATGTTGCTCACTACATGGACAAGCCACTGTGCTTGTCGTTATGACCAGAAAGGAACTGTTCCTCCCATCCCCTTAAATGATTTCCATTTCTGGTTGTAACGATGCGTACAGCATCAACTCAAATAGAAAGGAGATGTAATTCATGACACATAAATACGATCGTCTTCATGATTTAGTTCTCCCAGGAGACTTTTCATTTGCGAATAAACTTCATAACTGTATGGTTGCATGTATTCATAACATGTTTTATGCAAAATCAGCCGAAGAATCAAAGCGCTGGGAAGAAGAACTGGAGCGATGTATGAAAGAATTTAAAATGCTTCGTGATACAAAAGAAGAACATGAGGCATCGAAGAGTTATCGTGTAGTGATTAAAGATTTAAGAGCAAGGGGAGTTAATGCCTCATTAGTAACACGTAGAAAATAAAAAATCTATCACTTGGCAGAGTGATAGATTAATAGCTTTCAAAAATTAAGTTAGGTTAATTATACCAAGTCGAAAGCGATATAACAATGGAGTGTGTTGCATGCTTTTAGATAGATCATTACATAGGGTGTTACTGAATTCTAACATATTTCAGCAAGCGAAATCTGAGCAACACCTAATTTACTTAGTAAAACAATATCTCAAAACAAGATACAAGAATTATCGCTTATTACGTGTAGAGGACGGATTCGCGATATGTAAACGGGAGGATGAATAATATGGCAGTTTATAGACCAGTACATGTTTCATTTTGGCAGGATTCATTTGTTTTAGATCTTACACCGGAGGAAAAGTATTTCTACTTATATTTGATGACAAACAGTAAGACGTCTCAATCAGGAATCTATGAGCTTCCACTTCGTATCATTGAAACTGATACAGGGTACAACCGCGAAACTGTTATGAAGTTATTAGAACGCTTTGCAGAGTACGGGAAAATTAATTACAACCAAAAAACAAAAGAATTGTTCTTAATCAACTGGTTGAAATTCAATCCGATTAAAAATGTGAACATTGAAAAGTGCGTTTTAAAAGAAATTCAATCTGTGAAGGATAAGGATTTTTTAGTTGATTTCTATGAAACTTGCTTGGAATTAGAAATGCAACAAGACTTTAAGATTCCAAGAATTAAGGAGTATTTATCAGCACGTTTGGAGGGGCTTATAAGGGGCTTCCAAGACCCTAGCAAGGAAGAAGAAAAAGAAGAAGAAAAAGAAAAAGAACAACAACAAGAAGAACGCGCAGGCGCGGAAGAAGTTGTTGAGGTTAATCCAATTTCTTTTTACGAGCAAAACTTCGGATTCATTACACCTTTTATCGCAGATGGTATTCACGCTTGGATAGATGATTTAAATGCAGAGCTCGTTGTGAAAGCTATGGAAATTGCTTTAGAGAAGAATACGAGAAACATGAATTACGTAAATACAATTTTACGAGATTGGCATCTTAAAGGATTGAAAACAGTAGCAGATGTTGAAGCAGCTGATAAAGCATTCCGTACTCAACGATTAGCAAAGGTGCAACAGCCGATGCAAGCTCCTTATCAACAAAAAGGCTTATCAGAATCTACTAAGAACGTAATACAGCAGCAACAATCATGGGAGAAAAACATTCCAACAGACGAAGAACTTGCAGCATTTAATCAACAAAATGGGTGGGCTGTTCAATGAGTAACGATATGATTCGTAACGCAGAAGCCGAACAAAGTGTTTTAGGTAGCATTATCCAAGAAGGCGATTTAATTAAAGATTGCCAACTAAAGCCAAAGCAGTTTTCTAATCCAACACATCAAGCGATTTTTAAAGCGATGAGAGAACTAGAGGATGCAGAAGTCCCAATAGATCTTGTTGCTCTCATGGGGAAATTCGAAGACAGTTTTATGAATCAAATTGGTGGTATTGCGTTCTTTGTAAACTTAACCGAAGTTGTTCCAACGACGAAAAACTTTTCGTATCACGAAGGTTTAATTATCGAAGCTTGGAAAATGAGACATGCTCAAGAGGTTGCTGGTAATTTATATAATCGTCTTCAGCAAGAAAGAGATATGAGCGCTATTAGTACATCGATTGATGAATTAAGCGCAATTGAAGAAACAGGTTATTCAGATGATTTTAACCTAAAGGAAACACTCGTTGATTTATATAAAAAAATGCAAGTTGATGTTGGAGATTTAACGGGAATAAATACTGGCTACGATGATTTGAACAGAATGACAGCTGGACTACAAGAAGGCGATTTAATTATTGTCGGTGCCCGTCCTTCGATGGGGAAAACAGCATTTGTATTAAACATTGCTTTCCATGCAGCGAGTGCTCATACAGCAACAGGAGTCTTTTCGCTAGAGATGGGAGAAGAACAGTTACTTAAGCGTATGATCTCAAGTACTGGAAATATAGATGCTACGAAATTAAAAAACCCTAAAAAGCTATGTAATTTAAAGGATTGGGAAAAGATTAGTCAGGCTATGGGCTTGATAAATGATTTACCACTAGAAATATACGATAAAGCCAATGTAACGATGCAAGAGATTTACGCAAAGACTAGGAAACTAAAGCGCAAATATCCAGACAAAAAGGTGTTAGTCGCAATTGATTACTTGCAGCTTATTGTAGGTGACCCAAAGCACAAAGGAAATCGTATGCAAGAGATTGGTGAGATTAGTCGTAAGCTAAAACTTATGGTAAGAGAGCTAAATGTATGTGTGGTTGCATTATCACAGTTAAGCCGTGCTGTTGAAAGTAGACAAGATAAAAGGCCGTTACTCTCAGACTTACGTGAAAATGGTCAAATTGAGCAAGATGCGGACTTGATTGCATTCTTATATCGTGAAGATTATTACGACCGTGAAACAGAAAATAAAAACATAACAGAAATCATTTTAGCGAAACAGAGAAACGGTCCAGTTGGTGTTGTTGAACTAGCATTCATTAAAGAGTTTAGTAAGTTTGTAAATTTAGAGCGGAAGTTCAGTCACCAACAGGAGGCCTAATCATGTTGTTACGTCAGGAAGTAGAGCGTAGAAAACTAGCAATCATTCGTAAATTATTGGGATTAGGACTATCGGAAATTAATGGGCAAACATTAGATCAACTAACATTAACGCAGCTTGAAGGAATCTTAATTGCAAGCTTGCAGGTATTGGAGGGAACAAGCGATGACAAAGCAGCTAACAATTTTTGATGTTGAACGAGTTGTGTCATTTGATCCTAAGAAGGCTCATGTTCATCGGTTAAATTCTAAACTACGTTTTGCTGACGTTGTTGTACAAATACCACGCCAAGCAAAGGCGATTGACGAATTAAAACCAACGACAGCGCCAGATGATCGTTACGAATTATTTGAGGATTACACAATTGGGATTTGGCGTTATAAGCGAGTGGAGGATAAACAGTTTGATTGGGAAGAAGCTGAAGAGATATGTAAGCGAGCAAGGGATAGCAAAGAGCCGATTCCAATACGGCTTCATCTATCCTTGGAACAATCGTTTGTTCCGGAGAATGTTGTGCAGTATTTATAAGCAAATAAAAAAGCCGAGAATACTCCCGACTACTTTCGACAAAGTAATTATATCATGGGAGTGGTGAATGTGGCGATTATTAAAGAAGATATTGCAGAAATGAGAGCGGAAATTTCTTTAGCTGAAAATATGGTTTATATCGTGAAAGATGGACAAGTTCGTCAAATAGAGCCGCCGATAAGTGGTCATGGTGAGCAGTCCTTGATATACAAGAATAAAAAAGTAATTCGTATTGAAAAACGAGAATCAGAGTTGATTTAGCCTAGCTTTTATTTTTTTAAACAAGTTGGAAATTGGGGTAATAATAAACCTTGAATTTTGTTCAGGATGAAGACTCAGTGAACAATTAATGAATATAAGGAGAAATCCCTGCGGGGGCAAGGATTTCGGAGGGGAGAGGCTATTGTCGTACTGTGTCGAAATTTGGCGTATTCGACAAATTAATATTATCACGAATTTTCAAGTAATTGTGATGTTCGATGTGTCAAAAATGTGTACGAATTTTATATAAAAGCGTTATTTAATAGAATTTTGTTAAAAAGCGATTATCATTAAATCGTTCCATGATTAATGATAATCGCTTATGTATTGAAAAGCTATTCAGTTATTTGAAATATAGTTTCATCAGGTCTGGAGAATCCATACAATTTCCTTGCGAACTTTAAAATACCTTCTTCACTCTCTGTTAAAGTTTTAATATCGTTTTCAAAATAACGTCCTGTAATTTCTAATTCAGATAATCTTTTCTTTTCTTTATTAAGTGTAATTTGTTTTTCTTGAATCATTTGTTCTTGCTTATAAATGGAAATTTGAATGGAAATAACCATAGGTAGCATAAAAGCAAGCGCTAATAAAAGACGACGTCTTAGCTTTTTATTCGTTTGTAGGTTCTTGTTAGGATTAATTTGTTTTTTGGAGATTGATTGTTGTGATGGTAAATTTGGGACACTCCCCATTTTAATGCCTCCATTACTTATGTATAGAATTTAAATTGCTTAAAAGTATTATATATGCTAAATAGATAATTTTGAACCTATTTAGGCAAAGATAGGTTTTATGAAATTTAAATAAAATCCTTATTTTTTATTAAAAACTGCCCTTGTATTCTGGGGTCACAAGGGCAGAAGATATATGGGTTTGCAAAGGGAAATTTGCAAATTCTTATAAATTCTAACACACGTATTTAACCATAGGGGTTACAAAAGTGTAACAAAATCGTTATTTAAATAAAAGAAACCCCGATTGTCTGCGGGGTTCCTAAGGGTAATCGTCAAGTAATGACGTACTCGACTAATTAACGATATCATGAATTTTTTGGTAAAAATACTGGTAAATGTGTCCAAATGGATAGGGCATCATTTTGAACCAAAACGCTATTTTAATCTCAAACAAAAGAGCAGCTAGCAAAAGCTATCTGCCCCGCTTTAAAGGAGAAATCAATTGTTACAGATTGGCGTATTCAAAGTATGGACAGAAATTGGGGATTTATTCAGGCAAAACTAAAAAGAGCACTATCAATTAGTGCCCTTTGTAAAAATAGCGTAAGTGGCCAGCTCACGTTATAAAGAAAGGTAGAATTTAATATATTCAAACCCTGCTTAAATGGTGAAAACAAAAGAACAGCTAGCAAAAGCTAACTGATCCATTGCAACTTGTTAACAAAAGAAAAAGGTTGCTATTCAGGAATTGAACAGCTTGTAGATATTATGTGGAAGTTTTGGAATTTTATTCAGATAAATTACAAAAGCAGCTAGCAAAAGCTAACTGCTTAGCCCCAAGGAAGAGAGAGGAGCGCTTGATTAGGTCTAAGGCTGAAATAAGGGTTTTAGATGTTAAGACCTAAGACCTAAATATAGTATAGATCACACTTCAGAAATTATGCATATAAATTGTATTCCTACAAAAATGGTTAAAAAACAAAGCAGCTAGCTCAATTAGCTAACTGCTTGTTGTACAAAAGAAAATTAGGCCCTACAAGTAAATGATATGTAACTTTAAGTTACAGCTATAGTATAAGCAGAATTAAAAATAGTATGTGGGAGTGAAAATGAGCTTAATAAAAATTTCATTTTGTAGAAAAGGGGAATGGATATGATTATAGATCCACCTAAATCATATCAACATAAAGAAGATGGAACGGTCGTTCAATTATTAGAAATTAATGCTAACGATTGGTATTGCTGGGTTAAATGTTCAGATTGCGTTATAAGACCTATATCAGAGGATATTTTCTTCAGAGATTTCGAACCAATTAAAAGAGCAGCCAGCAAAAGCTAACTGCTCAGTCTTGAAGGAAGTCTCGAATAGTACGGTTACACATAAGAGATTTCTGGCTGTTAAACAGCCTATCTACAGTATTGACGGAATGTTGAGTTTTATTCGTGAAGAAATACGTTTAACTTAATGCATAGCCCACAATCAAAGTTAGTGTTAAAAACACTGATAATAAAAGTGTTAGTAGAACTGTTACTATGCTTCTAAGCATTGAAATCAAATTATCTACTTTAGAGAATCCTTTCATACCAGCAAAAAAAGTTCCTATTGAAAAAATGAGTACAAAAAATAAAGGGTGAAAATAAACGACGTTTATAAAAGATGCATTCATTTCAGGTGTGCATACTTCAAGATATAAAAGAAAAAAAGCAATGCAAACGAATGAAAAAATAAAGGACCATAGATTTATATTATGCTTCATAGGTTGCTCCTTTGTTATCGAAATATTTCTATTAAATTTTAATGGAAAATATAAGAAAAAGATAGTGGCTATAAATTAGAATGAATTTTTCAACAAAATAATCCTTTGAATAGAAAAATAGATAAATTGTGTAAAAATGGTATAATAAATAAAAATTAAATATTTAGTCCTACTGGAAGAACCAGCGGACATCAAACCATAAAGGGCATTAGTGATAGTGTTCTATGGTTTGGTGTCCGTTTTTTTATTTTCATTAATAAAACAGATAAGGAGTGTTTATATATGACGCAATTAACATTCTTACCAAAAATTGATCGTAAAGCAACACAAGTACGTTTAGAAGAGGTTCTTGAAAACGTTCGTATTTATAGACAGTTTGGGATGATTAGAAATGAGATGAAGGTCACAGCTTCTTGCGAGATAAGATATCACGGTCCTACAAACATGGTAGGCAAGCCAGCTGAAGATGTTGCTTTAGCAAATGTTGCAATGAGTGAAAGAGAAGTGAAATTACAACGCTTATCCTTTCAAATTGATAAGGCATTAAGTCGCTTTAGCAAGAATCAAAGAGACATCATTGTAAAGCGATATTTAGAAGATGAAGAAGTCTTTGATTACATGATTTATAACGAGGTTGGAATGAGTGAACGTACATACAGACGCAATAAATCTAATGCTTTTTATAAACTAGCATTTGCTCTTAGATTAGAAGTATATGAGGCAGAAGAGCATTACGGAGGGGATGACCGATGAATTTTGTTCAGCCAATACGTGATCCAGAGCAAATACAGCAAATTAAAGAATATCTGAAGGAAAACAATGAGCGTAATTATATTTTGTTTGTAATGGGTATTAATACAGGTTTACGGATTAGTGATATTTTAAAGTTAAGAGTCGGAGATTTAAAAGGAAGTCATATTTCAATGAGGGAAAAGAAGACAGGGAAACAGAAACGTATTCAATTGACTCCAGCATTAAAAAGAGAACTACGTTGGTATATTGAAGAAAGAGAAGATAATGAGTATTTAATTAAGAGCCGAGAAGGAAAGAATAAACCGATTGGCCGCAGCATGGCATATAAGATACTTAGAAGTACGGCATCAGAGTTTGGATTAGATGAGATAGGTACACATACATTACGTAAGACATTCGGATATCACATGTATATGCAAACAAAGAATATAGCCTTACTTATGGAGATATTTAATCATTCATCTGAAAGAGTTACGTTAAGATACATAGGTGTTAACCAAGATGCAATGGATAAAGCTATGATTAGATTTAAAATATAACAACATCCTTTTTATTTTTTGTATTTTACAGTTACTCATTTTTATTGAGTTGTGTAATTCGAAAAGCAATGATTTATAAAGCTAAGAATATCAAGGGGTTCAGCGATAGGGGCAGTTACACAAAATATAAGATATGGGTAAGTGGTGAAGATGGTATTTATAAGTATAAAAAAAGGAACCTATGCAGGTTCCTTTTTTATTTATCACAAGCTAATCCGTCACCATCTCTATCTAACTTAGAGGAATAAGCAGGGTGATCTCTTGTGATATTTGAGAATCCAGCTGCTTTGGCTTCTTTACAGCTTTTAAAATTGTAATTTCCTTGAGGGAGATTATTGTTTGGTTGTTGCTGTACGCTTTGTTTCTGTTCTTCTTGTTTCTTTTGCTCTTCTTGTTGTTTTTGTAATTCTTGTTGCTTTCGTTGTTCCCCTTGCTTCTTTTGCTCTTCTTGTTGTTTTTGTAATTCTTGTTGCTTTCGTTGTTCCTCTTGCTTCTTTTGCTCTTCTTGTTGTTTTTGTAACTCTTCTTGTTTACGCTGCTCTTCAAGTTTCTGTTGTTCGTTATCTTTTTTAGTAGCATCTGTATCTACAACTTTTGTTGTTGAGGCTGCTGTATTTTCATTTTTATTATCTATCATTCCGCTAATCCCAGCTGTGAGAATAAATAAATATATTATACATGCTACAACCATTTTCCATTTTGTATTAGAGCGGAAACCAAGTATTTTTTTGTACCACTTACGACGTACCTTATGTATTTCAATAGAGGTGTTATTTTCGATAAAGCGCTCGATGTCTTTTCCTTGTTCTGTTGGGATAAAACGAAATGGTGTTCCTGATCCATTAAACTCGAATACGGATTTAATAGCAAAGTGATCTACTAGAACAGTGGAATAATTAATAAAGTAGTATTTAGCAATACTGACAACATCATTTACATCTTTATTGTACTTGAATAATTGAATATGGTCAGTTGCTACAGCAGCATAACCAGTTTGCATACTTTCTAAGTTGGTAGAAACGATAATGGGTGTACTTCCATACTCTTTTTGATACTTTTTAGCAATTGCTTGTTTAGCAAGGGTAGATTCACTAGGCTTTTTCTTTTTCTTACTCATTATTTAGATCTCCTCTCAAATTTTACATAATATCTAATGTATATATTATCAGAAAGTAAGATTAATTCTAGTACGAATAATCTATTAAAAGGTAATGGTGAAGATACTGTTAATTATGCACGGCAATAAAAAAGAAAGATGTTTCTCAGTTTGTAAGGTATATAATTAAATAGATTTACTTGGTAATAAGACTTGAAAAAGGTTTATAAAGTTATTGGTATCAAGGAAGCTGGTATTTCAGTTAGCGATACAAAATATAAGATATGGGTAAGTGAAGGACATGTTGTAAAATTAAAATGAATAAATTAAAAGGGGGGGAGATGGTGAGTAACAAGAAGAATGATTTTTATCATCTTATGGCAGAAAAGGGGAAGTTAGAGAAGGTGTACACTACGGGTATAAAAGCTATAGTTGCAGGGATTCCTACTATTGGTGCTTCCATTGATGCAATAATTTCTAGTAAGCAAGCAGAGTATAAGGATAAAAGAATAAAAGAGTTGTTTTATTTTTTGAAAGCATCACTAGACAAAGTGGAAAAAAGTAAGATAGATAAAGAGTGGGTTGAATCTGAGGCATTCTATGATTTGCTTAGTGCTGCAATTGAATCTTCAATAAAAAGTCGAAGTACAGAGAAAACTAAAATGAATTCGATGATTTTATCTAATGTTTTAACGATTGAAAATAGTAGAGATTATCGACCAGAAGAGTATCTAGCAATTTTGTCAGAATTAACAACTTTAGAATGCAAGGTGTTGTTGGTTGTTTACAATAGATTTCAAGCTGTGCAAGAAGAAAATATTAATGACATTGAGTTGTCGAGAAAAGCAGGTTGGAAAGAGGCTATAATTGCAGAATGTGGTGTAGATAAAGAGGATTTGGATTTTGTAATGAAACGATTGGAAAGAACAGGTTTAGTTAAAGAAATTACAGGAGCAAGACTTAGTTATACTGGTGGAGAATATTACATCACAGGCACTTTAAAAAAATTAATGGGATATTTAAAGTTAAATCCTATTGCTGAAGAAATTTTTCAATAAGTTAAAGAGAATCTAAAGGGATTTTTATGGCAGAGTCGCGACAGATTTTTGGCAGTAAATATGCCGGTTATTTTGGAATCAACGTGATATATTTGTATTGTGAGTAGTGGCGGAAAACACTGCTCATAAAATTCCTGATAACTGAAAATGGATCGTCATAACCGGTGGCGATGGTTGCAGATTGGATGAACAGTTTTTTCTTGATTTCACATTCAATTGCAATTCACGTTGTGTAAACGGAGAAGGGCTTTTGCTCTTCTTCCAGTTACTTAATATTGTTGGGACAGATAAATGCAAACAACATTAGGTGGTTGGAAGAAGAATAAAACTTCATTTACCGTAATTGAAGTACTAATTAATACTTGATGAAAAAAGCATCCATAACGGGTGCTTTTTATTTTGGAGATAAGGAGTGAAGATAATGTGTGAGCATAAGTATCAAGTGTTAGAGAGTGAGACTACTTCTTTCTATTCTGATGCTAATCGTTATGGTGTAGATGTTTCTGCTACTTTCTACTGTGAGAAGTGTCTTGATATTCAACACCGAGAGAAGCGGATTGATACAGGTGTTATTGAGGTAACGGATAGTGAATGAATATAAAACCAAACAACAGAAGCGTAAGTTCTATGATAGTGGTGAGTGGAAGAGAATACGAGAGCTAGTAAAGAAGCGTGACAACTATGAGTGCCAAGAGTGTAAGCGCAATGGTCGTGTTCAAACAGACACGAATGAGTACAGTGGGAGTGCAAAGCGTAAGAAGATACAATTAGTTGTCCATCATATCAAAGAGCTTGAGCATCATCCTGAACTTGCTTTAGAAATGGAAAATCTTGAAACGGTATGTGTGGATTGCCATAACAAGGAACATGGTAGGGTGTTTATTAAGAAGGTAAATAAATGGGAAGATGATGAGAAATGGTAGTCCCCCCCTTAAAATATTTCGGTGATTTTCCGTCAAAGGGGCACCGGAGGAGGGGGTTAACTGTCAGGTTTTTTTCAAAATTACGCACGTAAGGGGGGTGGGTAGATGGCTGTTAGTATTGTAAGGTTAAAAGAACAGCTTATGAACAGTATTGATATTGCAGATTTAGTCGAAGTTGAAAAGGTAGAACGATACATTGATCTTGTTAAAGCATTTAGAAAAATAAATAAAACTATCAATAAAGAAGGGGAGTCCGTAACAATAAAAAACGGTTCTCAAGTTTTTGTTAAAGCCCACCCTCTTATAAGTGAGAGGAATAAAATTAACAGTTCTTTAATTGCATTAGGAAGAGATATAAAGTTTGTTCCTAAAGTTGGTGCTTCTAATTCGGGATATAGTCCAAGTGATTTAATATGATTAGTCAAAAGTATGTTGAGGAGTACATTGAACTTTATAGAAGCGGAAAAATAAAGTTCAACAAAGAAAGAGAACTGTTAATTGAATATCTAGAAAAACATGTTTTGAACAGAGACGATTTATATTTTGATGATGAAATGATTGAGAAGTGTATCCGCTTTGGTGAGAAGTGGTACTTTCCATTACAATCTTTTCAGAAATTCTTAATAGCATTCGTCTTTTTATTTTACAAGAAAAATGGTCGCGTATTTTATCGTAAATTCCTATGGATGCTTGGACGTGGTGGTGGTAAAAACGGATTAATATCAGTCATCATTCACTTTTTAATTAGTGAAATGCATGGTATTTCGGAGTATAACATTTCCGTTGTTGCAAACAGTGAAGAACAGGCGAAAACAAGTCCTGATGAAGTTCATAAATGCGTTAAACGAAATGAAATATTGCAACGAGCATTTAAAACAACATTAACTCAAACCGTTTCTAAAGCAACAGGAAGTATATTGAAGTTTAGGACATCAAACGGAGATACAAAAGACGGCTTGCGTGATGGTGCGGTTGTATTTGATGAAATACATCAATATGAAAGCAATAAAGATGTTCGAGTCCATATCAGCGGTTTGGGGAAAAAGAAAAACCCACGAGAATTTTATATTGGAACAGATGGATATGTACGTGATGGTTTTTTAGATAAGCAAAAAGAAAAAGCGATGAAGGTTTTAAACGGTGAAGCCCGTCCAAACGCTATCTTTCCATTCATTTGTAAATTGAATGATGAAAAAGAAGTTGATGATTCGGATAATTGGGAAATGGCAAACCCTATGTTATCGCAACCTTTAAGTGAGTATGCTGAAGGATTGCTTGAAACAATCAAGGAAGAATACGAAGATTTAGAAGATGATCCGAGTAACCGAGAAGAGTTCATGACGAAGCGTATGAATTTACCAGTTACAAATTTAGAACGTTCTGTTGCAAAGTGGTCAGAAATTCTTGCTACAAATCGTCCATTCCCTAATTTGTATGCTCAAGAATGTATAGGAGCATTAGACTTTGCGAGTATTAGAGATTTTGCAGCATGTGGCCTTTTATTTAGACAAAATGGTGAGTACATTTTTAAAACGCATTCCTTTGTCCGAAAGGAATTTGTTGATATCTATTATGGATATTCTAAAAAAGCAGGTGAGTTTAAAAAACAGAAATTTGCTCCAATAAAAGAATGGGAAGAACAAGGACTACTAACGGTTGTGGATGAACCGACTATTAACCCTCAACACATTGTTGATTGGTTTGTAGAAATGCGCGAGCAATACGGAATTAAAAAGATTATAGCGGATAATTTCCGTATGGAAGCAATAAGGCCTTTATTAGTTGCGGAAGGGTTTGAAATAGAAGTTATACGAAATCCAAAAGCAATTCATAGTTTACTAGCTCCACGTATTGAAATGGCATTTGCAAATAAACAAATTATTTTTGATGATAACCCTTTAATGCGTTGGTACACGCAAAACGTATTGGTTGTTATCAAAGGTGATGGAAATAAAATATATGAGAAAAAAGAGCCAGTACGTAGAAAAACAGATGGATTCCAATGTTTTGTCCATGCTCTTTATCGAGCGGACGAGATACAAGAGGCGACCGACTTTATACTCAGTGATATTAAATTCTAATAAAGGGGGTGATAACCATTGGATGGTTAGGTTCAGTATTCAAAAGAAATAAAGAGCTAGAATTTATGGTCGATCTGGATTTGATTGCTGATACAGCAAACAGGGTTCATATGAAACGATTAGCAATTGATACATGCGTATCATTTTTAGGAAGAACGATTAGTCAATCTGAATTCAGAGTAAGAAACGGTAAAGCATTTGAGAAGAATGAGCTTTATTATCGATTAAACGTTAGACCGAACAAAAACATGACGGCCAGCACCTTCTGGGAAAGATTTATTCGCAAACTTATTTATGATAATGAGTGTTTAGTTATACAAGCAGATGATGGTGATTTACTTATTGCTGATGGATTTCAACATAACGAATATGCTGTGTTTGAAGATACTTTTACCGATGTAATAGTAAAGGATTATACGTTTAAGAGAAGTTTTAAGCAAAGCGAAGTTATTCATTTAAAGTATCGGAATGATAAATTATCTCCACTTATTGATGGATTATTTGCAGATTACGGGGACTTATTCGGTAGGCTATTAAACTCTCAAAAACGTAAGAATCAAGTTCGTGGAACAGTTGATATGGATATTATCGGTGCTAAAACAGAAGAACAGATAGCCAAGTTGCAAGAGTTTATTGACAATATGTATAAAGCAATTGGTACGAAAGATATCGCTATTGTTCCACAACAAAAGGGCTTTAATTATAACGAAATATACAATGGTGTTGCGAATGGCCCAAGTGTGGAAGAAATCAATAAAGTAACAAATGGTTTCTTAAATCAAGTAGCTATGGCAATTGGTATTCCAACAGCTTTGATATATGGCGAGATGGCTGATGTAGAGAAGCAAACGAAAAACTATATGCTTTTCACAGTACGGCCATTATTAAAAAAATTATCTGATGAAGCGAATGTTAAATTCTTTGAAATGAATGAGTATCTTTTAGGGAAAAAGATTGAGGTTAAAGCAGTTTCTTATCAAAGTATATTTGATCTTGCAACAAGTATTGATAAGCTCATTTCTTCAAGTGCATTTACAGGAAATGAGATTAGATCAGAAGTAGATTATGAAAATTCGGATGATCCGAACTTAAATATTCATCATATTACGAAGAACTATACGAAACTAAATGAATCTGAAGGAGGTGAGAAATGATGGAACATGTGAATATGAATAAGCTTTTAAATTTAAAACGAGATATTCGTTTTGAAGCTAAAGGAGAAAATGAGTATAAATTAACTGTTTATGGGTCAATTGGTGGATGGTTTAGCGAAAATAATGCTGAAGCAGTAAGAAGAAAAATTCAAGATGTTAAAGCAGAAAAAATTCACGTTCATATTAATTCGGGTGGAGGTTCCGCATTTGATGGTGTAGCAATTTGTAATCAGTTAAAACAGCATAATGCTGAAATTATTGTTCATATTGATGGTTGGGCAGCTAGTGCCGCATCTGTAATTGCAATGGCAGGTGATAAAATCATTATGCCTAGTAATACTATGATGATGATTCATCAAGCGAGTACCTTTGAATATGGAAATGCAGACCTATTTGAAAAAACAGCACGAGATTTACGAAAGATTGATTCAGCTTTAGCGGCATCTTATAAGAAACGTTTTGTTGGAACAGATGAAGAATTAAAGCAACTATTAAAAGATGAAACTTGGCTAACAGCAGAGGAAGCAGTTGCTCTTGGTTTAGCTGATGAAATTGCTGATGAAATCGAAATAGATGATACGCAAGAAGAGGAAGAAGAGGAAGTTGTAGAAAATTTTAAAGAAGATTTAGTAGCTAAGTATACGAAACAGCCAAATAATCAAAAACCAAAAGAGCCTATTCAAGAGCCTGTTAATACGAAACAGAATCTGGGTACGCTCTTTTTAAATTTAGGAGGAAAATAAATTATGGTAATTAAATTTAATAACTTTGAGGAAAAGAAACTAGCATTTGCGAAAGCGACACAGGAAGGAACACCAGAGGAACAGTCAGTAGCATTAAATTCTATGATTGAAGCACTTGCTACAGATGTTCGCTCAGATATCTTGAATCAAGTCAATGAATCTATTGTAGATCGTTCTATTATGCAGTCTCGTGGTTCTAATGTATTAACCAGTGAGGAAATGAAATTCTTCAATGCAGTAGTTCAAGATGGTGGCTTTAAAGATACTGAAACATTACCTAAGACAACACAAGAACGAATTTTTGATGATTTAGTTCAAGGTCATCCGTTGTTAGAACATATAGGATTAGAAAACTTAGGTGCTGTGACAGAATTTATCTATGGAGATCCAGAAGGTGCAGCTGTATGGGGACCATTATTCGGTGATATTAAAGGGCAGCTAAATGCTACATTCCGGAAAGAGTCTATCTCTCAACTTAAATTAACGGCATTTATCCCATTGGCAAATGACATGCTTAAACTGGGGCCAGTGTGGGTGGAACGCTATGTTCGTACAATGATTTCAGAAGCTATGTCTGTAGGTTTAGAACGTGGATTCGTAATTGGTACAGGTAAAGATGAACCTATCGGATTGTTAAAAGATCCAAGTGGAAGTGTTGTTGGAGGAGTATATCCAGATAAAAAAACAGCAGGGACTTTAACGTTTGAACCAGGTCGCAAAACAATCAATGAATTAAAAGGCGTGGTTAAATTACTGGCTAAAAAGCTAAATCCTGATGGTAAAACTGATGCAGACAGACCAAAAAATATTGCTGGGAAAGTAGTTATGGTAACAAATCCGTTTGATACTTTTGATATCCAAGCAAATGCAACAATTCAAAATGCGGCTGGAGCGTATGTGACAAGCTTACCTTTCAATCCAACTCCTACAGAATCTGTGTTTGTACCTCAAGGTAAGGTCCTGTTTTTTGTTAAAGGAGAGTATATTGCAGCGATGGGTGGAACGGAACCAATTAAAAAATATGAAGAAACATTAGCATTAGAGGATGCAACGCTTTATATCGCTAAGCAATTCGCTACAGGTAAGCCAAAGGATAAATATACATCACAAGTTTACACGTTAAAACTTGAAGAAGCACCAACTCCACCAGCTCAAGGGTGATGTGAATGGAAACAGTAATTTCTAATGAAATATTGCAGGAATTCAAAGATAGGATGCACTTAGGTGATGATGAAGATGATAACCTAAAGCGCATCCTATCTACGTCTAATAAAGCTTTATTAAGAATTTGTGGGGATTATGATATTAACAATGACGAGGATGAAGAGTTCAAGGAATTAGTCTTTGAACGTTCTCGTTATGTTTATAACGATGCTCTAGAGTATTTTGCTGAAAACTTTTTAACAGAAATTAATAGCTTCGGCATTCAAAAAGCTTTAGAAGAAATCAAACTGGACGGTGATTAATATGCGTCCTTTTCAGTATAAAAAACCACTTAATACAGGTGATTTCAGAAATCGAATAAGCATTGAACAACCTGTAGTAATAAAAGATGAATTGAACCAAGTAATCGAAACATCTTGGCAGGAATTAAAAAAAGCCTGGTCAATGATAAAAACGGTGAAAGGATCTGAGTATATTGAAGCTTCAGCTTCACAAGCTACCCGGATTTATCGGTTTGTAATCCCTTATACATCGGGCATTACAGAAGAAATGCGAATTAATATGAAAAATCGTATCTTTGATATTATCGAACCGCCAATGAATGATGATGAAATGTATCAAACATTGACTATTATCGCAAAGGAGCATACTTAATATGAATGATTTTGCGAGTGAGATTGCTAGAGAATTACAAAGATATGCAAATGTTGTGGAAGAAAACTTAGAAAATGAAATTGATGAAGTGGGAGATATTGCTGTAGGTAAATTAAAGCAAAATAGCCCTAAAAAAACAGGTGCTTATCGTAAAGGATGGCGTAAGAAAAAAGAAGGTAATGGCGTTGTCCTCCATAATACGCAAGGACAATTAACACATCTTTTAGAAAAGGGACATGCGAAAGTCGGTGGTGGTCGAGTTCCAGCACAAGTTCATATTCGTCCAGTTGAAGAGTATGTAATTGATGAATTGCCAAGACGTATCGAAAGGGCGGTTCAACAATGACATTAGGAGAATTAACAAAAATTCTTGAAGCTACAGGTTATCCTGTGGCTTATTCGCATTTCACAGCAACGCCAGGTAATCCAATACCAACTCCACCGTATATTTGTTTTCTTGTGGACGGTTCAGCAAATCTAATGGCTGACAACAAGGTCTATCACAAGATAAATGATTTAAATATAGAGCTTTATACAACTAGAAAAGATTTAGTTGTGGAGGCCAAACTTGAAAAAGCCTTAGACGATCATGAGATTCCTTATGAATCGTTTGAGACTTTTATTGAATCTGAAAAACTATATCAAAAATTTTATGAAACGAGGTTGATGTAAATGAATGAAAACAAGGTAACATTCGGTTTGAAAAATGTACATTATGTACCATTAGATACTAAGGATTTTTTAGTTAAATTCGGGACACCAATTCCATTACCTGGTGGAGTTGAGCTAACTTTTGAGCCACGCGGTGATTTAATTGAATTCTATGCAGATGACATGCTTTATTACGCGGCAAGTAATAACCAAGGTTACGATGGAGCATTAAATATTGCTACTATCCCAGAGCAATTTGCTATTGATGCACTTGGTGAGGAATTAGACGAAACGGATGGCGTATTAAATGAATTGGCTGATGCAAAAGGGAAACCATTCGCATTATTATTTGAGTTTGATGGTGATGTGAACGCAACCCGTCATGTTATGTATAACTGTTCAGCAAGTCGTCCAACAATTGCATCTAAAACAAAAACAAGTTCTGCTGAACCAAATACAAATGAACTGAAGTTTGTTTCTAGCCCAATTATTTTAGCACCTGGTGGAAGACCAATGGTTAAAACGAAAACGACTGCTAAAACAACACCAGCAATTTATAACGACTGGTACAAAAAAGTGTATGTAAAAACACCAGCAGCACCAAAAGGAGCGTAATTAGATGGAAAAGACAATTACAATAGACGGAAAACAAGTTCGATTAAAAGGTACAGCGGCAACGGTTAAACGATATAAAGCACAATTCAGACGTAATTTATTTGCAGATATGATGGGATTAGGAGCAATTAATGCTTTAACTTCACCAGATGGGTCAGAACAACCTATTGATATGTCTAATGTTGATATAAGTAAAGTGGACTTTGAACTTATTTATGACTTGACTTGGTTATTCGCTAAAACGGCTGATCCAAGTATTCCCGATCCTATGACATGGCTGGATGAATTTGAAGAATTCCCTATTGAAGAAATCATGCCAGAAATCATGGGATTAGTTCAAGTCACTATGGGAGCAAAAAAAAAATAACAGGAAATGATGAAGAGCAAGGGACATTCAGTGATGAAGAATTAACCACTGATTTGTTCCTTGCTCTTTGTTATAAAGCGAAATTAACGCGTTGGGATTTAGAAGACATGACAATTGGTGATTGTTTTGATTACATCGCTGAGTTTGCTGAAATGGAGAATCCGGACAAAGAAAAAGTTAGAAAAGCAAGTCAAAAAGACTTTGATTCATTCTAAGAAATGAGGTGAGAAAATGGCAGGAAGAATTAAAGGGATAACGATAGAAATTGGTGGAGAAACCACAGGTCTTCAAAATGCTTTAAAAGATGTAAATAAACGTAGTAACGATTTAACAAAAGAACTTAAAGACGTTGAACGGCTATTAAAATTTGATCCAGGTAATGTAGAAGCATTGGCCCAAAAACAACAGTTACTCACACAACAAATTGAAAATACAACACAAAAGCTAGATAAATTGAAGGCAGCGGAACAACAGGTCCAGGAACAATTTCAAAATGGTAAGATTTCCGAAGAACAATATCGTGCATTCAGGCGTGAAATTGAATTTACAGAAGGGTCACTTAATGGTCTGAAAAATAAGCTTGGAAGCATGAAAGCTGAGCAAGACAGTGTAGCAAGTTCAACAAGACAATTAGAAACGTTGTTTAGCGCTACAGGAAAAAGCGTTGATGATTTTGCAGGAGCATTAGGGAATCGTCTTGTGAATGCAATTAAAAGCGGAACGGCTACTAGTAAGCAGTTGGAACAAGCGATTGGACTTATTGGTCGTGAAGCATTAGGAACAGAAGCGGATATTGAGAAATTACAACGTGCGCTTCGATCTGTGGATGATGGTAATTCGATACAACAAGTACGAAATGAATTAAGAGACTTACAGCAAGAAGCTGGCAGAACAGAGAAAAAGTTTGAAGGTCTAAAAGTAGGATTAGAGAATGTTATCGGTGGAATGGCAGCTGGTGGCGGTATTTCAACCGCAATTGAAAAAGCATTAGATATGTCAAAGTTGAAAACAAAAATTGATATTTCTTTTGATGTCCCTGAATCCTCAAAGAAATCTGTGGAGGAAGCTGTAAGGGGTGTTACCGCTTATGGTGTTGATGCAGAAGCATCTTTAGAGGGCGTACGTAGGCAATGGGCCTTAAATAAAAACGTTAGTGATGAAGCAAATGCAGCAGTTGTAAAAGGAGCAGCAGCGATAGCTCAATCTTATGAAGGTATAGATTTTACGGAACTAATTCAAGAAACAAATGAAATCGGAAATGAACTAGGCATTTCGCAAGAAGGCGCCCTTGGTATGACAGACGCTTTACTTAAAATAGGGTTTCCACCTGAACAATTAGATATTATCGCTGAATATGGTGGACAGCTGACAAGAGCAGGATATAACGCTGAAGAAGTACAAGCGATTATGGAAGCTGGGGTTGAAACTGGTACCTGGAATATTGATAACCTATTAGATGGATTGAAAGAAGGACGTATTAAAGCGGCTGAATTCGGTCAAGGTGTCGATAAAGCTATGAAAGAAACTTTAGAAGGCACTAATATCTCAGCTGAACAATTGCAAAAATGGGGACAAGCTGTAGCTAATGGCGGTAAAGAAGGTTCAGCCGCTATGACTGATATTGCTCTAGCGTTATCACAAGTTGAAAATGAAACGAAGAAAAACGAATTAGGTGCAAAACTATTCGGTACAATGTACGAAGACCAAGGGCAAAATATAATAAATACATTGCTAGGTGCAAAAGAAAAAACGGTCGATTTCAAAAATAATCAAGATCAATTAAATGATTCTATTAAAAAGATGGATGCAAACCCAGCAATTAAGTTCCAAAAAGCAATGCAAGATTTACAAGTCGCTCTCCAACCAGTACTTAGTGTTGTAGCCGATCTTATTTCTAAATTTGCTGAATGGATATCAAATAATCCAGCATTGGCAGCAACACTTGCAGCCGTAGCAACCGCCATTGGTATAATATCAGGTGCGATTATGGCACTTGCACCTATAGTTGTGACGGTAATGAGCATATTTGGAATTGGTGCGGCTGCAGCGGCCGGGATAGTTGCCATTGTGCCAATTATCATAGCCGCTTTAGTCGCTTTAGGTTTTGCTATTTATAAAAACTGGGAATCTATAAAACAGTGGACGATAGATACCTTCAATTTTATTGGGGAATATTTATCTGAATTGTGGAGTGGAATAGTCGAAACGGCGTCAACTTGGCTATCTTCACTTGTCGAAACGGTATCTGGTTGGTGGTCTTCTCTAGTAGAAATAACGACAACATGGTTATCCTCAATGGTAGAAACAGCATCGACTTGGTGGTCATCTTTAGTTGAATCAGCTTCTTCATGGCTATCTTCTTTAGTGGATACAGCAACAGGATGGTTGTCTTCATTAGTTGAGACTGTATCAAGTTGGTTCTCTTCAATGGTCGAAACAGCATCTCAATTTTTTATGCAATTGTTCCAAAAATGGATGGAAACTTGGCAATCTATTCTTACATTCTTAGATCCAATTATCTCGTTAATTTCTACGGTTCTTGAAGCAGGGTGGCTATTAATACAGGCAGGTGCACAAATTGCTTGGGCAGCTATATCTCAATATATTATTCAACCAATCCAAGAAGCTTACAATTGGGTAAGTACACAAATTGGCGAATTAGTTAATTGGCTAAGTCAACAATGGGAAATTGCGAAGTTAGCGGCACAAATTGGTTGGTCTTTATTTAAACAATATATCATTCAACCCGTCCTAGATACTTGGAACTTTGTAAAAGAAAAATTTGGTGATTTGATATCTTGGTTAAGTTCAAAATGGGAACTTGCTAAATCATATACTCTTGCGGCTTGGAATTTGGTAAAACAATATGTTATTCAACCTGTTCAAGACTTGTGGAATACAACGAAAGAAAAACTTGGAGATTTAGCAAATTGGATATTAAGTAATTGGGAAAAAATAAAATCTTATACACTTACAGCTTGGAATTTAGTGAAGAAATATGTGATCGATCCGGTAACTGAAACGTATAATCAAGCCAAGCAAAAATTCACCGATTTATATAACTCAGCTAAAGAAAAGTTTGATGCGGTAAAGAATGCGGCGCAAGAAAAATTTGAAGCAGCGAAACGATTTATTGTAGATCCAATAAAAGATGCAGTTGACAGCATAGAAAAGTTTATTGGGAAGATTAAGGGATTCTTTAGTGACTTGAAATTAAAAATTCCTAAACCTGAAATGCCTAAGCTTCCACACTTTAGTTTAACAACTGATACAAAAACTATCATGGGTAAAGAAGTTAAGTATCCAACCGGTTTCGATGTACAATGGCGCGCTAAAGGCGGTATCTTCACTAAACCAACTATCTTTGGAATGAATGGTGGTAACTTGCAAGGCGCTGGTGAAGCTGGACCAGAAGCGGTTCTACCTTTAAATAAAAAGACACTTGGGGCTATTGGTGAAGGTATTGCTAAAACTATGATTGGTACTACCGGATCTATGAGTCAATTAATGGGTGATATGAGTCGCATGATGGATAGTTCTATGAGCCAGTTATCAGGATTAAAGAGTGTAATGAGTGGTGTGTATGGCAGTATGGCTAATAGTAAGCAGTCTATGAGTAGCGGTATTGCAAACCAAACATTCAATTATTCACCTGGTCAATCTGGCGTTAATGGAGCGATACCAACACAGGGTGGTGATTTAGTAATTGAAGTTCCTGTTACTTTGGAAGGACGAGATGTAGCACGTGGTACTTATAGATATACAACCGAGTATCAAGATAGAGAAGTAGCAAGAAACTCAGCCTTTTAGGTTTGGGTTTCTTTTATTTTATAAAGAAAAGAGGTGTTAACATGAGTTCTTTTACATTTAACAATCAACGAAAAACCTTTGTTCAGATAGAAAAAGGATGGAAAAGACCTACATGGGCACCATTAAAAAGGAATTTTCTAAGTGTTCCAGGTTATCCAGGAGCAAGGTTATTAAACACACAAACTGACATCCGTGTTCTTTCGATTCCTGTTGGAATTATCGTCCCCGATGAATCAAATTTAGAAACACTGAAAGAAGAAGTAGCTGATTGGCTTATTACAGAACAGCCAGTAGAGCTTATTTTCGATGTAGAGCCCAACAGAACATATTTAGCAGTTGTGGACGAGGGGTTTGATCCAGATGAATTCGTTACTCTGGGTAAAGGTACTTTGAAATTCATTTGCCCAATGCCTTACAAGTTGGGAGCTGCACAAGAGAAAACCATGGCTATTGAGAATGGAGACTTAAAAGCTGAATTCCGTAACAATGGCTCCGTAGAGTCTTATCCAATTATAGATATCACTGTAGGGGCGATGAGTCCTTTCCTTGATGTATGGAACGGCGATGAGTATTTTCGTATAGGCTATCCTACTGGGGTTCAAAACAAGATAGTGAAAATGGAAGACATGGTTATTAAAGATGAAATGAACACGCTAACTCCTTGGACTAAAGTAACGGGGAAGATTGGCAACTATACGGGCACTGGAGATATGGAAGTTGTCAACAACGCCTACTTCAAAACTAAGCTCTACGGAGACGGCACTGGCTGGCACGGTCCTATATACACAAGAGACATCCCCACTGGTCCATTAATCGACTTTAGAGCGGATATGAGAGTAAAGCTGTTTTCTTCTTATATGAACCAGGTCGGAAAAGTAGTCTTAATGTTTCTAGCTCAGGACGGATCAGTTATCTCCGAGTTAAACATGAATGATGATTACGCTAGCCATATTATGACGAAAGCTAATTCGGTTATTGGGGGCACTAAAACGCTGGTGGATACAACTGGATTCTATGCGGATACATTTAACGATTTCAGAGGTCATTATTCTATAGCAAGGCGAGGCACTGAATGGAGTGTTTACTTTGCTAAAGCAGATGGGCTAAACGGAGTAGACGGCACTTCTCTTGTGGAACGTTGGAATGATGTAGCTAAGGAGAATCCAGCAACGTCTAAGTCAATAGCGAAAGTAGCAATTGCTTTCTTACAATACGGAGCCTTATCTACTCCTATGGATATGTGGATTGAGGATTTAAAAGTATGGAAGCTTTACAGTGTAAACGTAGATGAAACTCCTTATATTTTCGATGTTGGAGACAAAATCCAAATAGATACAGAACGTTCACTTGTAACGATCAACGGAACAAATGCAATTGCATTAAAAGATATATTCAGTTCATTTCCTGTTGTAAAACGGGGACAAAATGAAATTATAGTACGTCCAGCCAATGTGGGAATAGCGGAATTAACGTATAGGGAGCGATTTAGATGAGAACACCAAGTGGGGACTTACATGTTGTTGATTTTAAAACAAGTCAAATCGTTTCAGCTATACAACCAAAAGATTATTGGGATGATAAACGGCATTGGGAAATTAAGAATAATATCGATACATTAGAGTTTAGAGTGTTTGAGAATACAGATCATGCGGCAACGCTTGTACAACAAAATTTAGTGTTAAAAGAAGTACGTGGTGGTAGAATCGTTCCTTATGTCATTACAGAAGCAGAAAAAAATTCTGATGATAAGTCATTAATAGTTTATGCATCTGGTGAATGGATTCAGCTTGCTAAAGCAGGAATTATCGAACCGCAAAAAATCGAAAGTAAAACATTGAAACAATGTATGGAAATAGCCCTTAAAGGGACGAAGTGGGAAATAGGTAAAACAGAACATGATGGAGCGCATTCAATGGTAATTGAAGAATTTATTGATCCATTGAATTTACTAAAAAAAATTTCCGCTTCTTTTGAATTAGAAATCCAATACCGCGCCGAAGTTGTAGGTTCCCAAATAGTTGCTCGTTATGTGGACATGGTTAAAAAGCGAGGAAGAGATACAAGGAAAGAAATAACTCTTGGTAAAGATTTGATGGGAATTAAACGTATCGAAAACTCTCAAAACATTTGTACCGCCTTATTAGGTTACGTAACAAAAGATAACGGAGAGTTCATTACGATCTCAGAAATAAATAATGGTGTCCCTTATCTTATGGATGATGCAGCTTATCAACGTTGGAATGAAAAAGGGAAACATAAATTTGCTTTCTATACTCCACAAACAGAAGATCAAGATATGTCTCCACAGAGACTTATGACTCTCATGAAAACGGAAATGAATAAACTTGTAAATACTTCTGTTTCTTACGAAGTTCGGGTGCAAAGTATTGGTCGAGTATTTGGACTAGCTCATGAGCTAATTAATGAAGGCGATACAATCCGAATTATAGATACAGGTTTTACACCTAAGTTATATCTGGAAGCTCGTGCTATTGCTGGTGATGAATCATTTAAAGACCCTACACAAGATAAATATGTGTTTGGTGATTATCGTGAAATTGTTGATCAAAATGATGAGTTGCGAAGATTGTACCAAAAGATACTTAGCTCATTGTATGACAAGGTTCCTCAGGACTTGTTCGACCAATTAAAGGACAAAGTAAATGAACAAAACGAAGTCATTATTGAAGCTAAAGACAAAGCTGATCAGGCTCAAAAAGAAAGTCAAACAGCTAAGGATTTAGCAGAAGCTACAGTTGATTATGTGAATCAAAATCTTGTAGATATTATAGAAAGTGTTAAACCACTTACTACTGATCTTAAAGCAAATAAAACACTATGGCGTGATATTAGCAATGGTAAACCTGGTATTTTGAAAATATGGACAGGTACAGCTTGGGAATCTGTTGTTCCTGATGTGGAGTCAGTTAAGAAAGAAACGTTGGAACAGGTGACAAAAGATATTAATAATACCAAGCAAGAGCTTGATAAAAAGGTAGAAACGCTAAAAACAGAAACAGAGACTTTAGTTAATACACAAATAAAAGAGGTACAAGCCACCCTGAATGACAAGGTAGCTGCCGTTAAAAAAGATACAGAGACAATTTCTGGTGAAATCTTAAATATCAAAAAAGATGTGAGCGGCAAGGTCGATGGGGAGTTTGTTAAGAATCAAATAAAAGATAAAGCTGATAAATCTGGCGTCTTTACAAAAGAGGAAATTAATAATGGATTCATCGGTAAACAAATATATGAAACTGATAAGCAAGGAAACGTTAAGAAGTTCCAAGAAATCAATACATCCGTTGAACAAACAAATGAAGCTATCAAATCAAAGGCAGAGAAACAAAGCGTTATTGATTTAGGTAATAACCTAACACAAGTTTCAAAAACTGCTAATGAAGCGAAACAAACTGCTGATGGTAATACCCGTGCCATTTCGCAAGTGGACTCTAAAGTAAATCAAACAGCTACAGACTTTACCAAAAAGACTACTGCAATAGAAGAAACGGTTAATGGGGTTTCAACAAAAGTTACCAACATACAAACGGAACAAGGTAAGCTCAGTGAGCGTGTTACTAAATCAGAGCAAACAGCCGAAGGTTTTAAAAAATCTATTGAATCGTTGAATACAGCAAACGGAACTACCAGTAACAGATTAAATAAAGTAGAAGAAACGGTTGACGGTACGAAACAGACGATTTCTGACATACAGTCGGAAGCAGCATCTCTCAAGAAAACAACGAATGAAATAAAGCAAACCGCTGATGGTACGAAGCAAACACTTACACAACTTAAAACTCAAGTGGATAACACTAAGGTTGGCGGGAGGAATTTACTTGTAAAAGGCGATTTAGAAAAAACTAATTCAAGGGAATACGTTAAGTATGCAGATTTAGCTCCGATCATAGACTTACACGGCTTGATTGAGTACACGATAAGTTTTGATATTAAGGTTGCGGTAGCTGGAGAAGTACAGGTTTATATGCAAAATGGAAATGGAGCTAAATATAAATTCTCCAAAAATGTAAATGCTACTACTCAATATGAGAGAAGATTTATTACAGTTACGCCTACATTAGATAACAAAACCCTTACTGAATCATGGTTATCATTTTATGGTACTTATGACTCAGGACGGTTCATAACTGTAAAAAATGTAAAAGTAGAAAAGGGAAATGTTCCGACAGATTACTCTCCTGCTCCCGAAGAACAAGTGACAACAACTGACTTCACTAAAAAAACAGTAGAAATCGATACTACTATTAAAGGAATCAATACTACTGTTTCTAATGTTCAAAACGAACAAGGCAAGCTTACTGAACGTGTTACTAATTCAGAGCAAACGGATTTAAACAATCTATTGAGTCGTTAACTAAAAAAGATAGTGAAATTAGTAATAAATTAAATACAGTGGAATCAACTGTGGAAGGCACAAAAAAGACGATATCCGATATACAATCAGATACAAATTCGCTCAAACAAACAACAACTGAAATTAAGGAACAGGCAGGTAAAGTTACCGAAAAGTTAAGTAGTGTAGAGAAAAAATTTGACGATATGAAGATTGGCGGACGTAACATGCTGTTAAATACAGCTGGTACGCTTAAATCTGACACGGGTGCAGCAGTATCTAATTCAGTAAATAAAACATTTCAAATTGCGCCAGATGGTTTATCAATGCTACAGGGGCAGCAGTTCACTATTAGCTTCAAAGCTAGAACTAGTGGATACGAAAAAGGAACGCCAAACCCGTGGGCTGGTGTAGAAATTTGGGTTAAGTATAAAGATGGTGAACAAGTATGGCCTGGTGTTCGTTGCGAAAGTACTGTGTCTACAAACCAAGAATGGAAAATATATTCCTTTACTCATACCCTTAAAGATAAAAATATAGAAGTCTTTCAACCACAAACGTTATTACGTAATGTTAAAGGTATGATTGAGTTGAAAGAATGGCAGATTGAGATTGGAAACAAAGCTACTGACTACACTCCAGCGGCAGAAGACCAAGTAACAACCAATGACTTCACCAAGAAAACAACCGAGATTGAAAAAAGTGTGGATGGCGTTAAAACCACTGTAACAAGCGTCCAAAACAGCCAAGCTGGATTTGAAAAGCGTGTAAATACTGTGGAGCAAACAGTAGATAAGAATACTCAGACGATTACATCACTAAGCACAACTCAAGGTAAACAAGGAGAGCTGATCCAATCCAATAAGTCATCTATAGAGCAATTAAACAATGAGATTAACTTGCGAGTGACAGAAACTCAGATGGAAGACTACATCGGGAATATCGGTCATGTCAATATGGTTTCTAACTCTGCCTTTGAAGAGAGGACTATCCATCCTACTACGGGAGTAGTTACTGCGACTAAGCCGTCTATAGCTAAATGGGAAGCTAGAGCGACAGGAGCAACTAATACGGTCATACCTGTAAATGCAAGACATCATGGGGGATATAATTCTGTAAAGATAGAATGCTCAGGATTGACAGACGCTAATTTCACAGGCATTACTCAAAATATGCCTATCGTGTCAGGCTCAGGAGCTTACATCTTCTCAGTATGGATATATACAGACAACGCAAGTGGAATTGATGAGGGCGGAGCAATTGAGATGTCATTCCGTAATGGCAGCACTCAAGTTTCAACCAAGCTTACTTACTTTGATAAGACATTAGCGAATAACAATTGGACTCAATTATCTGTAAAGTTAGATGCTCCTACGCAACCTGCAAATGAAGTAAGCGTACGTCTATACGTAAGGAAGAATGGTCGAGTATGGTTATCTCAACCGATGGTCGTTCAAGGCACTGAGCTATCTACGTATATGGAAAATCCTAAAGACATTACCAACTACGACCAACTTATAGGGGAAGTCGCTAAGAAAGTTGCTACTTCTGAGTATAATCAAAAAGTTACTACAATGGAGACAGCTATCAATCAAAATACAAAAGAAATTAGCTTGAAGGCTGTAAAAGAGGAAGTTTACACAAAGGGCCAAGCTGATAATAAATATGGGGAAAAAGCTATGGTAGTGCGCCATGAGTCAGAAATTAAAGCACAAGCCGAGCAGATTACCTTACGAGTTAAAGCTGGTGATATCAATTCAACGATTAACCAAACTGCTCAGAGCGTTCTGATCCAGGCTCAAAAGATTAACCTCGTTGGGGCGGTAACATCGGAGTCTATCAACTCAGGTATACTAAGAGGGACGCAGATATACACAAATGCGGATACCTCAGGGGCTTATCTGAAGCTAGAAAAACAACATCTTACTTTAATGAATGGAACCCAGCCCCGTGGATATTTTGGATTTATAACACGTTCGGATGCAGGTATCCAATCTGCTTTAGTGCTAGGGAATGACTATGCAGTTAATAAACAACTTGAGGGCTCTCTTGTAATTGACCACGTTGTGCAAGGGACTGCATGGACAAACGCAGTAGCATCTATTGGTATCGCTTCAGGCGGTAAAACTGGCAATGACATCAATAAGAGCTCATACATTAACTTTTACCGTTATATGGACAAGATGGAGATACGCTCACAAGGACCTATTGAAATGAACGCCATTAAAGGCGATATCACAATGCGTTCGAATAGCTCTAATGGGATATCAATAGACTCTGCTACTTATATGAATTTTAACTCGAATAACGCTACTTATCTGTTTAAGAATGGACGAGATATTGTCGATAAGTGGACATTGAAGATGTTCGAGAACGGTATTAACTCAGGCGATGTTGACTTGAACATTGGTAACCAGTTGACTCTCCGTGTAGCTCGTGCGTATCCGTACACTATGGAAGGCTTGCAGGTTAAAAATAACAAAGGTAATGACTACGCTGGAGTATCTTGCGGGACTTTAACTTACGGATCACTATCTCAACGATCTTCTAGAGATTTAAAGACTGCTATTAAAGATATTGAAGCGATAGATGTACTAGAGACTCTAATGGAATTACAACCACGTCAGTATTTCATGAAGGAGAATATGAATGAGCTATACGCTAAGCGTCAGGAAGTAATCGATGGTGGCTACTCTGAAGAAATGCCAACTACTAAGGACGTACATCAAGAGTATGGCTTCATAGCAGAGGAAGTCCCTGAAGCGTTTGCTACTCCAAGACGTAAAGCAGTTAATATGTATCCTCTTATCACAATAGGTATTGCAGGGACTCAAGAAGTTTACAAGAAACATTTGGCTTTAGAGGAAACTGTCAAAGAACAAGCTACTCAGTTAGCAATGCAAGAGGACAGAATTGCACGTCTAGAAGAATTATTACTACAACAATTAATAAATAAGAAACCGGAGCAGCAATAGCTGGTCTTTTTTTATTGCCTAAAAGGGGTGGGTCATTGTGGAAGGATTACAAGAAGTAAGAAGTGATGTCCAAGAAATAAAGCAAGATATCAAGGACATTCGTTTAGAAATTAAAAGTTTAGAGATGCGAACTACAGGTAACGAAAAAGATATTATCAATATCAACAAACAGTTAGATAAAATTAGCGCCAATACTACCTGGATCTTACGACTTATTGTAGGTGGAATTATAGGCGCAGCACTTACTTTCTTAATGAAAGGAGGTGGTATGTAATGTTTGAAATTACTGTAATGATTGGAATTGTAGTTGGTCTTTCACAGATTGCAAAAACAATTGGATTACAAACAAAATATGTTCCGTTATTAAATAAAACGCTTGGCATTGTGCTAGGCGTTTTATTTTTGGGCGGAGATATCAAAACAAATGTATTTCAAGGAATCATCATTGGATTGTCAGCAAGTGGACTATTTGATCACACAAAAATTATGAAAAAGGATGTTGATGTAAAATGAAAAAGACATTAAAACATATTTCTTCTGTAGTCTTTGCGGTTATTTTAGTTTTATCTATTGCAACAAGTGCTTTTGCTGATAGAACACTTATTATTCCTGATTTACCTAAACAACCATATCGTAATGGTGTAGGTGCTTATGAGGGCGTAGTAGCACATTCTACAGCAACACCAGAAGCACCAGCTATTAATATTCAAAAATATGAGTCTCGTACATGGCGTTCAGCATTCGTACATTATGCAGTTGATTGGAATGAAACAATCCAAATTGCTGATACGAAATACATTGCTTATGGCGCAGGACCAGGAGCAAATAAAAGATTTGTACATGTAGAGTTATGTGAAACAGCAGACTATACAAAATTCAAGCGTTCATATGAAAAATACGTAAAACTTTTAGCGAAAATCTTAAAAGATAACAATTTATCTGTAGAAAAAGGATTATGGACTCACTACGATGTAACGAAATACCTTGGTGGAACAGATCATGAAGATCCACTTGATTACTTAAAATCTCATGGCGTTTCAGAAGCTCAATTTAGAGCAGATGTACAACGTGCATACAATAATTCTAATGCAGAAGTTTCTGTACCTGAAAAGCCGTCTAAACCAGCAGAGGTCCCAACGGCTGTAACAGACGGTATTGCTTATATTGAAGGTTACAACGTTAACTTACGTAAAGGACCAGATACAAGCTATTCTAAGATTCGTCAGCTAAACAAACCAGAAGCTTATGTTGTGTGGGCTGAAAAGGATGGTTGGTTAAACCTTGGCGGTGAACAATGGATTAAAAACGATCCATCTTATGTGAAGTTTAATAAGAAAAGCACAGTAGATTCTTCTATTGTTGGAAAGCGTGTTGTTTCAAAAGTTAACAATCTACGTTTCTATGATGCTCCTTCTTGGCAGGATAAAGATGCTGCTGGTACAGTTGACGTAGGATTTGGATTTACAATCGACGCAAAGGTAAATGTCAATGGGTATCCACAGTATCGTGTTTATAATTCGAAGGGGCATAAGTACTATATTACGGCTAGTGATTTTTATGTAAGTTGGCTTAGATTTAGATAATGAAGAAAGCCGCCCATTTTTAGGTGGGCAGCTTGTCCTTTAATATTTTATTTCTCTTCTTTTTCTTTGTAGTTCAAAGCAATCTCTACTATTTCTTCTGGAGTTAAGTCTCTAAAATCCCAAAAAATCAAGTCACTCGGAGCTGGGTGAGGCACATTCGCCTTTAAGATATCAATATACTTACTACCCAACTCATCTGGTAATTTAGGATCACATATTTGTTCTACAAGTTTAATAAGCTCATCTTTAGTCATTTTACTGTTCATGTTATCTACCCCTTATAAATTTATAACCCTTTTTTTCCAAAATGATAAGCAGGGTCTAAGATGGTTTGGTGAGTCTTAGGAGATACAATAATTAAGTTATCAAGGTTATAGACATCGCCCCCTTGATGAATAGGTTGCTTGTGGTGTAAGACATACACTTTATGTGCTCCATACTGCTCTGATCCGGGAGTATAAGGCGCTTTACCTTCCAGCATCCTCATCCTGTTCATGCGATTAAATTCGTTTGCGTAGCTCGAATCAGCAACTGTTTTCCAAAACTCAGCTCTAAATTCATCGAATGATTTGAATTCCTTTCCAACCAACTTATTTCGAATTTCTTGCGGAATAACACCAATTGAACCATTATTATACATTAATTTCTTTTGAGTCCCTAAACTTCGTTCAAGATTAAAACTTGAAGTTACTGTTCCTGGAGATTTTCTTTTTTCCGCACTAGAAATTGTAGTCTTTGCAAAATTATAATAGGCTTGATTTAGTTCGCTTTGAGGTATCTTGGTTATGATATTTCCACCAGCAAAAGCAAATCTATCTTTCAATGGTATTTGATTCGAAACAGACGAGATACCTTCTGAGAATTTTGCTAGATTCGTACCTTCACCGAGTGTAGTTACTTTCCCTACTCTGCTTATCCCTTTATCCCCAATCCATCCTAACCCAAATCCCATAAAAATATTTGTTCCCCACTTTGTACCACTTTCTAAATCACCATGCCAAACATCATTCATAAATGAATCCGAAAAAGTATTACACATAGTATATGCCGTCTCTAAAGGGTGACCTATAGCATACTTAATATTTTCTTTTGTTACTGTATCATCTAATGAATCAAACCCTTCTACAATACCTCCAATAACTTCCCCAGAACCAACGTATATACCATCCCAAATTTTTCTAAGCATAGATTTTTCAGGGGGGGTATCATACATTGTACCTTCTTCGATATTATCATCTGATAAATTGTTATTTACAAAATTATCCGCTTCGCGTGCCTTAGCTTCTGTCATTTTTTGAATGGAAGTCGTCCAGTCCATATTCAATCCCTGTGTACTAAATGTACCACTTACGGGACTAAAACCTTTTCCACTTTGGACTTCCGCTAAACCCGTCGCAATGTTAGCGGCTAGTTGGAGTGCAGTATCATAATTACTACTAGAAGTATAATTGAATTCATATAAATGCTCTAGTTTTTCTTCAAGTTTTTTTCTCATCGCAACTAAAACAGCCACAATTGCGTCTATTCCAGACATTGGCATTGGCATAGCTACATCTATCGCTTCTATACTTGCAATCGATTGATTGATTTTCTGTATTTGTTCTCTTATTTCTTGTTCGATAACATCAGTTGAAGCTACCTTTGATGCAAATTGACTTGGAAAGGCATCATTCTGAACAATTAATTCTTCACATAAATAAATGATCCCTTGTGCTAAAGGACGAAAGGTTTGTACAAAAAATGCTTTTGCACTGCTATATGTTTGTCCTTGTAGAACAGTATCAATTGCAAAAGCGTCAATCGACTGAATGGCTTGTTCCATACCTTGAATGGTAGCGGTACATACAGCGTTCATGCTTTGAGTCTGGCTTTGTACTTCTCCCAAATACATATTTAAACTCAT